CCTTCTGGTAGTCTTTTTTGTGTGCGTGTTCCAGAAATCCCATACCATCTAACGAGGGGGGAACTACAAGTATCACAGGTATAACCTGGATCTTCTTCTTTAATACTTCTAAAATGAGTATACTGAACTTTACACTCTTGGCATTCATATTGATATGATGGCATGTTAACTCTTTTCTATGATGCCTTAATTATAGCAAATTGTGCTAGTAATTACTAGAAGGTAATTGTTCCTGATCCCGCCGTAAACCGATAAACTCTATATCCTGAACGAGTTGGTTGATTATAAGTTAACGTTCCAGGAATTGTTGTAATGGCTGGGTATGTGTCTGGGTAAGCAATAACTACTACACCAGATCCGCCTGAGCCTCCATTGCCACCGCCACCTGCACCGCTATTTCCTCCTGCGCCTCCGCCGCCGCCAGTGTTTGCTGTTCCTGGTGTACCATTGGAAATTCCATTAGCTCCTGCGCCTCCGCCGCCAGAACCACCAGCGCCACTTGCTCCACCATAATTATTTTGTCCTGGTCCTCCTCCTCCAGCATAAGTTAAAGATGAGCCCGTAATTGAATAGGATAAACCTGCGCCGCCTGCGCCGCCATTAGATCCACCTACTGCGCCAGCCCCTCCGCCTCCGCCGCCTGCATATGGATTACCTTGGCCAGATCCTCCGCTATTACCTTGTCCTGAAGTTCCTGCTCCGCCGACACCTGGTAAAGGGCTACCGCCGCCTGCGCCGCCTCCGCCTGAACCACCAGATCCTCCTGCGGTTCCATCTTGACATTTTCCTGCTCCGCCACCAACGCTTATTAAGTTATCAAAAACTGAATTACTTCCATTTGAACCATTTCTTAAAGGATTACTTGATCCACCATTACTTGCTCCAAGGCCACCGTTGCCACCATTACCAACTGTTACTAAGAATGACAAAGAACCAGCAACGCTTTTAGTTCCGTATAATAATCCTCCTGCACCGCCACCTCCTGAAGAACCGTCCCCTACTACTGCTCCTGCTGCACCGCCACCTCCAGCTACAACCAAGTATTCAACTGTTGGGGTGATTGCTCTTGATATTATATTAAATGATCTTGGTATTATGTTAAGTCCATCTGATGCATTAACAGTAAACGAATACGTTGTATCAGTTGTTATTTCTGGCAGTGTTCCTGAAATTACTCCTGTTGAAGAATTTAAAGAAACGCCAGAAGGAAGTGTTGATCCACTTGCTAATGCATATGTTATAGTATTAGAATCTGAGTCCGTTGCCGATAAAGCAGACAAGGTAATACTTACTTGCTCATTAAACGTACCTAAAGATCCGCTTGCTGTAACCCAGACTGGATTAGCATTTACATACAAAGCATCTGGAATTAATCCAAATAGATTTGAAGGGTTTGTAACCTTTATATCATAAGGCTCATACGCATTAGACAGGCCTGTAAATGTAGCAGTTAGTTGAACTAATGAATTAAATGTAGTTGAAGAAGCATTTATTTGTACTCCATTTGTGCCGATTGCGGTTGCATATGCACCGTTGACAAAGTTTGTTCCATAAATAGTAATTACACCTGAGTCTGTTGCTTCTGAATAATTTCCTGAAATAGAAGAAACTCCAGGAACTTCCTGAACAATATTTTCCCAATTCCCAGCAGCTGTATATAACTCTAGTCTCTGAGCTTCACCATTTGAGTACAATTGGCCAGTTCCTGGATTAGCAGGACGACCTGCATTATTTCCAAACGGAATTCCTGAACCTGATGATTTCTTAATAGCCATTATATGAAACTCCATCCTAGCGTTGTACCTGTATAAATTAATGTAGTTACTGATTGATCTACGTCAATTATAGCATCTTCTGTTAAACCATTGATCTTATTTCCATTACGGGATAAGGTAATATTATTTGTTCCCGCCGATCCTGTTGCATCAAATATAATAATTTCTTGCCCAAGTGTTGGGCTTGCAGGAAGTGTTAATGTTCTTGCTGCTGCTGTATCAACAAAATATCTGCGTCCCGCAACTAATGTTGTGTTTGCAGAAATTGCAAGATTTACCTCTTGCTTATATGAACCAAGGGCGGAATTAAGAGCTGCAGTATCTACATAGTCTCCAGGTAAAGCAGCTTGTACTCCAACATATTGCCATGTTGTTCCATCCCATACTTTAATTACTTTAGCCATTATTATGCAGTCTTTGTAACTGTGAAGTTATAGACTCTACCTCCCATTGCAGTTGCGGATGAACCATCATATACATTCCATACAAGTCTTACCGTTTGTGGTGATGCTAGTGTAAATGTTCCAGTTTTTGTAATTTGGGTATTTCTAGCATCTGGTGGTCTAACAGTATTTACTATTAATGATTTAGCTGTTGGAGTTACCGCCCAGAGTGGCATACCGTCATGTGAATCTCCACCACCATCCCAGTATAAGTAATGTGATCCAGAATAGCTATATGTTCCAGCTGCCAATGGATTTCCATTATTCAAAGTATAGCCAAATCCTGCAGTTCCTCCAGCACCTGCACTCTGATTTCCTCCATAGTAGTCACCCTGATTTGAGCAAGTCCACTGGAATGATCCTGTTGTTGTTACACTGCTGTCTCCAGAATTTGTCCATTGAGCAGACTCGTTTGTATACCCTGCACCACCAGTAACTGTTTGACCAGTGTATGTCGGTGTAACTGAATTAGATGCAGAAGATGGCTGGGAAGTTCCAACTGAGTTTGTTGCAGTAACCGTAAATGTGTAAGACGTTCCAGCTGAAAGACCAGAAACAGTTATGCTTCCAGAGCCAGATTGACTAAGTGTTCCAGTTAAACCTCCTGGAGATGATGTCGCAGTATAAGATGTAATTGTTTGTCCACCATTACTTGAAGGAGCAGTAAATGGGACTGTTGTGGTATTTCCAGATATAGTTACTGTTCCAATTGTTGGTGCTGTAGGTACTGAGAATATATTAACCACAGTATTAAAAGATCTAGTTGAGGTATTTACTCCATCTGAAGCGGTGATATCAAAAGAGTATGTCGTTGACGATGCTACATCTGGAGATGTTCCAGTAAGAGCTCCAGTTGAAGAATTAAGACTCATCCAAGATGGCAAGTTAGTAGAAGAATATACGATAGATGTTCCGTCTGGATCTGTAGCAGAAATTGATGTATTCAATGAAGACTGTTCATATATTGTAGCAATTGTTCCAGCTGCTGTATTCCATGTTGGCGTTCCACCAGAATCTAAAGAATTTTCTAATATAGCAAACTGATTATCGCTATTAATTAGCTTAACGTCATAAGGTTCATAGGCCACTGGCAAATTTGGTGTTGTTGCAGTTGCAGTTGTGGCACCTACAAATGTTGCTAGCGGAGAATTATATGCTACAGAATTTGTTCCTATAAACTGAACTGCAAGTCCTGATTTATAATTGGATCCAGTAATTGTAATAACAGTCCCTGTTGTAGCTGCAGTTAGTGGAGATATGCTAGCAATTTGTGGTGCAGGATCTTGTGATACCTTTTCCCATCCTGTAAATCTATAAGCAATTAGTGCATTTAATGTTGTGTCAAAGTATAAGTCGCCTATTGATGGTGATGCAGGTCTATTTTCTGTTGTCCCACGACCAACGTGACCATTTGATGCGGTTGCATGTCCAGAAATTGCAGCGGTAACCTCAGCATCAGTAGCAATAGCTGTGTTTGCTGATAGTATATTTGCTATATCTCTAGATTTAGACATTATCTATTGGCTTCTCCAAATTAAAATACTCATATGCTTGATCTTCTGAATCAAACCAGCGCCATCCATCAACTGGATATTCATAGGTATCCTTTTCGTCTCTGTATAGGGCATAGTCTTGGTTTAATACATAGAGTCTACCACAGACTACCATGTTTTCATTTTCTACTCTGTAGAACCCGTCGGTTTTTTCGTGGTATCCCTCTTCAGGAATAACTTCATTATGTCTATATATCATGATCCTGATACCGTCCATCCCTTTGCTGTGGCAATAGATGGGGTATCATCTACTGTTCCATGGTTTGTTGTTACAGTTAATGTTTGTGCTCCAGCAGCCGTTCCTAAAGATGTATAAAGAGCATCTAATGCGGCTCCATTAAGTCTCATGCCTGCTATAGATACAGCGTATTTTAGTCCCGTCAGAATTATTGAAGTAACATTTGTAAACGAAGTTGATGAAAATGGTGGTGAACCAGGTGCTGCTACTAGTCCAGAGCAGTTAACATTTATAGTTTTTATAGCTCTAGTTGATGAAGAGTTTAATCCAAAAACTGATCCGCCTGACAAGGAAGTCAAAGATGTGCTTGAACTTAACAAGTTAGTTATACTTGTATGTGCAGAGTTAGAAATTGTTAAACTTTTTAAACTAAAAGTATATGCTGCAAAACTTTGGAACCCAGTTGATACAACTGAAGCAGTATTAAATAAGGGAATAGATTCTAGAGAAACACAACTATCAAACATAGTAGACATAGTTGTAACAGAAGCAGTATTGAATAAAGGCACAGACTTTAAAGAAAAACAATCAGAAAACATGCTAGACATAGTTGTAACAGAAGCAGTATTGAATAAAGGCACAGACTTTAAAGACAAACAATAAAAAAACATGCTAGACATACTTGTAACAGAAGCAGTATTAAACAAAGGAACAGACTTTAAAGATGCACAACCAGAAAACATGCCAGACATATTTGTAACAGAAGCAGTATTAAACAAAGGAACAGATTCTAAGGCTCTACAATAACTAAACATGCTAGACATATTTGTAACAGAAGAAGTATTAAATAAAGGCACAAAATTTAAAGAATAACAACCCTCAAACATATTACTCATATTTGTAACAGAAGAAGTATTAAATAAGGGTACAGACTTTAAGGAATAACAACTATAAAACATAGTAGACATACTTGTAACAGAAGAAGTAACAAATAAAGGAACAGATTCTAGAGAAACACAACCATCAAACATGCTAGACATATTTGTAACAGAAGAAGTATTAAATAAAGGCACAGACTTTAAGGAAGAGCAACCATTAAACATACTAGATGTATTTGAAAGCATTGGAGTATTAAATAAAGGTACAGACTTTAAAGAAGAACAACTATCAAACATGGCAGACATAGTTGTAACAGAAGAAGTATTAAATAAGGGAACAGACTTTAAGGAAGAGCAATTAGCAAACATGTTAGACATAGTTGTAACAGAGGAAGTATTGAATAAAGGAACAGATTCTAGAGAAACACAACCATCAAACATGCTAGACATACTTGTAACAGAAGAAGTAACAAATAAAGGAACAGATTCTAAAGAGATACAGGTATCAAACATACTAGATGTATTTGTAATCGTAGAATTACTATTTACTGTAAAGTTTTTTAATTGCAAACAATATGCAAATAAACTTGCATAAGATGTTAAATTACTAGATACAATATTTACTCTTTGTAGATAGCCCATAATAAAAGTTGGAGAAGTTGAACCAGTTAGTTTAATTGTTGTAAGATTTGTTCCAGCAATTGCTATATCTAGCCAAGGAATTTGTGCGGAAGTACCAAGGCTTGTTCTTGTAAATGTTTGCTGTAGATCAATCATTGTTAAATTTTGTCCTGCTTGTGGTGTTACCGTAACAAGAACTTGTTTAAATCCGTCAGATGTTACAGTTGATGAGATTGATGAATAGGTGTATTGATGAGAGGCTTTTGTATTTGATGTAAAGTTTTCTGTTACTCCATCCCCCCAATCAACTGTATAGTTTCCTTGTGCTAATAATGCAACATAGTTTGAGTTATCATTAGATATCCCTAGAAGTCCCACAAATTTTTGTTCATTTGAGGCTGGAGCAGTTAGTGTAATCCAGTCTGCTGGTCTTGTCCATCCAAGGTTTGTTCCTGCTGCATTTACTGCATCTTGAAGAATATGAGAATTAGATTTAGTAGGTCTTGCAACTCCAGGATTTTCAACAACTATTGAGTATGGAGAATGCTCTGTTGGAAGAGTATCTGGAGAAGTTATTGTTAATGATGTAGCAGAATTTCGTGTTACTGAGTCTGCTGCTCTTTCTACCCCATCTATTCCCTTAAAATAAACCGCTACATCTGATGCAAAGTTTGATCCTATGATATATGATTCTGTGTTTACAGTATTTACAAAAGAAGGGCTTATGGAAGAAATAGTGGCTGCAGCGGTAATCTCGCTAGATGTGGCGGTAGAAACAAAGCCTGATTGATTATATAGGAATGAAATTAAATCTGTTGCTGTCCCACCCAATATTACTACTTTATTAAATTCTCCTGTGGTTGTTAAAGTAAGTCCGCTTGATGTTCCAACTAAATCTCCTGCTGAATTATATGCATATACATCTACAGATGAATCGGCAAGACTTGATAGCAAAGAGTACTTACCAGAAGGATAATTTGAAGATAGGGTAGTTGTTGTAACATTATCAATTGTGTTTATAGAGAAGTTATTGGCAGAGGATGACCCTCCTAGTAAAGACGTTCTAATATCGCTCATTATCCAACCTTCCATCCATAAGTAGTTCCAGTATAAAGTAATGTATACCAGCCACCATTATTGTCAATTATTAAATTTCCAGTCCCGCCGTTTATCTTATTGCCATTTCTGGCCACAGTTATATTATACGTCGAAGCGTTCCCTGAAGCATCTACGATCTGAATCTCATCATTTAGCGCTGGAGACGCTGGAAGCGTCAATGTTAGCGCTGATGCCGATGTAACAAAATATCTTTTCTTTGCTACTAATGTAGTATTTGCTGAAATTGAAAGTGGGGCAACTGAGGTATTTGCAGCTAGTAGAGCATTTACTTCTGCCTGTGTATATGTGTCTACTGAGTTAGCTCCAGTTACTGAGACTATTTCGATTATATCTGATGCCGCCGCCGCAGATGTTAAAGTTACTGTATTGCTGTTCGATGTTGTATAGTCTGTAGTCTTAACAAGAAGAAGACCGTTCATAAAGATCTGCTCAAACCCATCAATAAATGGGAGGTCGGCAGTAAATACTGTTTGCCCTGCTGTTGCAGTAATTGCCTTACGGCGAATAATATTAGAATCAAATGTAGTTACATCTTCATCTGAGTCAATCCAAATCTGACCAATCTCTGGAGATGTTGGGGCGGTTGTTTGATATAGAGCACCTGGTTGAACATTTGCATCAATTTCAGACTGAACAAATGCTGTAGTTGCAACCTGTGTCGTATTTGTTCCAGATGTTGGAGTAATTGTAAACATAGCTCCAGATGCATCAATTTTGGCTATTGCTGTTCCAGTAGAGTTCTGCCATTGCTGAAGGTCTGCCGTTTGTAAAGATACTCCACGAACAACAACTGGGATTACAGATGGGTTAAATGTAGTTGCGTTAAGATATCCTAAAGTTCCCGTGGTCATCTTTCCACCTGAATATGCTGTAGAAATCACACCTTCAGTTGCGGTTAATCCTCCAGATGAATTAAAAAATGTTACGGCGGTTCCACTTGAATTCTGAAATTCAAGTAGGTTAGCAGTTTGTGATGCTGCGGCTCGTATGACTGCACCTATAGTTGAAGCGGCTGGATTTACCACAGTAAGTGTTCCTAAAGTGGTTGAAATAGCTCCAGCGGTTATTGATACCGATGAATATATGCGTCCAGTTCCAGTTACTTGTGCTAGCACAGATGAAGTGTTACTTTGCCATTGTGTTAATGCCGAGCCTGAATTTTGTCCTACAGCGCCTTTAATTATAAGACCAGCATTACTGGAGGCACCAGTATTAATCTGTTGAGGTCCAACTGTAAAAGTGTTAGCAGATGTTAGAGAAGCTTTATCAGACAAAGCAGTTGTAATTCCTGCAGCATATGATGCATCATCATTAATTGCCGCAGCTAATTCATTTAGAGTATCTAGGGCTGCTGGAGCGCCATCTATTAAATTGCCTAATTGAGCCAGAGGGATACGAGAATTTTCATCAAGTGTTGCAATTCCATCTGGCTGTCCAACTTCTGAAATTGGAACATATGTTTCGTCTGATGTATTACCTAAATTTGATACTGCTGTGTCAACATAAGTCTTTGTGGCAATTGTGCTATCTGTTGAAACTGTAATTGTATTTGCTATATCATCAGAGGATACTGTGATCCCGCCGCTTCCAGTTAATGCAAGAGCAATTGCGTCTCTGGCCTCTTCGTCTGTGTATGAGGCTACTGGGTTTGTCTCTAATTGCTTTACTCTATAATCAAGGCTTGTTGTGACCGCCGAATTATTAACGCCGACCTTTTCTTCAAGTTTTTCAATGGCATCATTTAGGTTCGCATGCTGAGAAGCATGAGAAGGATTGTTTACTGGGTCGGAACCTGCGGGATTTGTAAGGTTATCCAACGAGGTAGGGAAATTAGTAGCCATATCTCTCCTATTATACCCCAAATGGGTTCCTGAATTAGTTACTCTTCCCTTAGTATATCACTAGACAGCTTAGTGGCAGGATCTAATTACTACTGTAGTACAAAACCAAAATGCTTTAGTAAGAAGGTAGCTGCTAGGGCTGACCAGATTAGATTAAACCAAATTAGGGTAGGTAAAGTTTTAACTGTAGATGACCAGATTAAAGCAAGGCTGGTAACTAAAGCAATAATGTAGACCCACCAGATGCTAACTCCAAAAAGGAGGCCTGGGATAATGATTAAGGCCTTTGTAATAAAAGCAAAAAACTCAACAGTATTAGGAAGATTCCAATACTTCCTGTGTCTCATTGTTCCTAGGGCGTACAACCATTCTTTTCTAAATGTCATTATGCTTCATCCTTGTGATAGTTTTCTTTTAAGAACTGATAATGAGATGGGGCATTTTTAATTGCTTCATTCCACTTAAATTTAGAGTAGTCTGTAGCCAACTTAAATCTTTCTGCAACTAACTTATAATCAGAATCTGGATAATGGTACTTCCAGAAATTAATGCTAATATTGCTAATTGGATACCACTCGTTACCAACTGCAATACAGTGGAATCCATTATTTACACTTATCTCATATGCCTGACTAAGAAGCTTGCCGTCCATCTCTCTTACCCATTGATGAGCCGTCTCTCTTGTAATTTCTGGATTTACAACATCTCTAGATGTCATATACTTCCAAAAATCTGTGTCATCTCTTTTGCTAAGGACATAGTGTAATTGCAAGAAAGCAGAGAAAGTATTAAAATGCTTTTTTACAGTAAAATTATATGTCTCTTGATCAAATTTTGTTATGTGACCTCTAGACAAACTCCGTACTAAATTGCTAGCATTTTCATGAATAAAATAAAGACCATTGCTTTCTAGTGGCTCAAGGAATGCAGATGAGAGTCCAATAGCAACAACATTTTTGTTCCATGGCTTAGAAATGATACCCGATCTAAAATGAATGTCTCTGAATACTAAATCATCTGTAATTCTATGTGCGCCTTTTACCTTTCTTAGGTGCTCTTTAAACTCTTCTAGTGCTTCTTCTGGTGTTGTAAATCTATCTGAATAAACGTATCCTGTTCCTATTCTTGAATAAAGAGGAGCATTCCAAACCCAACCGTTTCCAAGGGCTGTAGACTCAGTGTAGTTTACAACTTCTTCTTCAGGATTTTCATATGGAAGCTGAATAGCCCATGTTCTATTTACTGGTAAATATTCTGCATGTGATTCAAAAGGAGTATTAAGGGTTTCTGAAATAAGCATACCCTTAAAGCCAGTACAGTCTATATAAAGATCTCCAGAGACCACCTCTCCATCTTCTAGTGTGAGAGACTTAATACCATTATCATCGTGATCTATATTTGTTATTGTAGACTCTATATGCTTTACACCTCTAGGCTTGGCGTACTTGTCTTTAAGCCATTCCGCAAATTTAATTGCGTCAAATTGCAATGCATAGTCTTTATGCATTGTAAACGAATCCATTTCGTTTTCTTTTGGAAAGTACATCTTGTTTGAGTTAAGAAGAACTGACTGAGGAAAAATGCAATCTACGTAGTCTTGTTTTTTAATTTCTGGATTAAATATTTTCATCACATGCCAGTCATTGCCATTATCTAAAGCAAAATTTCCAACGTGTGGGGATCCGAATGGATAATGATACCCGCCATCACCCTTTTCATAAAAATCAGTAAATTTAATTGATAGCTTGTACGATGCGTTAGTATAAGACATAAAGTCTTTGTGATCAATTTCCAAGGCATGTAGCCATGCGGTAAGTCCAGCTAGAGTAGATTCTCCTACTCCTATTTTAGAAATAGAAGGGCTTTCAATTAGAGTGATATCTCTATCTGGATAGTATTTTATTAGTGTTGCTGCTGTCATCCAGCCTGCTGATCCGCCGCCTACAATTACAATTTTATCTGACTGATACATCTTAACTCTATTCTTTAATAAATAACGGAAGTTTGCCGTTAAATAAACTAAAAAGCGCCTATATGCATATTATACATTTTAGGCGCCCTTAAGTCAATGCTTTTATCTATTTGCCCAAACTTGAGAATCTTCATCCCATAACTTTGTAAGTGGGTCTGGATTTGGACCTACTGGAGAAACCCAGTTAAAATCTTCATCTAGTATCCAAGACTCGTATGGCTTTGGGTCAATGAATTTGGCATTCCCAAAATCATATGTTCCTCCTACTACTGCATTTCTAGTTTGTTCAGTTACTTTAATATTATACCCAGGCATATTAATTATTTCTGAGTCTGAACAAATAAATACATTAGAGACTAAATTATTATCAATTCTTGCGTATCTTATCATGCTAAGTAATACCTCACAATCACTACACCATTGTTTCCTGGGGAACCAATTTGTCCTGCGCTGTTAGCGTGTCCATTTGTTGTACTTTGTCCACCAGCACCAAAGAAACCATTTGTGGAAAATGGGCCAACTCCATTGTCTGGGTCTGCTCCTGCTCCACCTTGACCATAATTTTGAGCAGTTCCAGTTATTGAAGATGAGTAACCTGCTCCAGCGTTTCCGCCGCCGCCGTTTCCTCCATTTGAACCATTTCCTGCTGCTCCGCCTCCGCCGCCGCCTCTTCTATTACTTCCAGTGTCATTTGCTCCAGAACCACCTGAGTAGCCTCCAGAAAAAACGGGTGAATACAATGTTCCTAAACCTGTTGAAGATGTTTGGGTTACACCAGTAGCTCCGCCACCTCCGCCTCCAGCGCCACCTCCGCCTCCGTTACCACCAACACCAGATACGGCGGTTCTTGTGTTCCAAGAACCTCCACCACCGCCACCTAGTGCATAAACGTTACCAAAGTATGATGTTCCGCCAGCGTATCCAGAACTATTTGTTCCACTTGCAGCACCACCGCTACCAACTGTTACACCAGTTGCTCCTGCAACTGGGACTCCAGAAAGAAATATTACATTGCCGCCTCCGCCACCTCCGCCTCCGCCGTGAGTTCCTCCGTGACCTGCTCCTGCAGAGCCGCCGCCGCCAACTATTAGAACATCTGCAATTGGCATAGCTACATTAGGTAGAATAAAATTTCCTGATGCGTTAATAATTGCTGGAACTGTTGTGAATGCAGCAAAAGGATTTGCAAACGCAGTTGTCTGTTTGACCGCCACTTTACTTAAAGAAATATAATCTCCTGCTGGAGCAACAATATTAATGCTAGTAAATGCATGCGGAACATTAATAACTTTATTTAAGTACCCGCCAGTTGTAGCTCCAGAACTTACAAAATATACATATCCGCTACCTTTAGTGTTAGAATCAACTATATAATTGCCTGCAGCACCTGCTTGAGCCCATGATCTGTTATATGTCTCCATACGAATTGATGCAATATAATCAAATCCTGGAGTTCCTCCACCACCTGATGGTGTAAATGATTGAATTCCCATTATACGTCGATCTCCACTCCGTAAGCATTAAATGTTACAAGCCCTGATGATGACTGAACTGTAATAACATCATTTGTATCTAGTGTGATTCCTAGATTTAGCGCTACGCTTAGGTTTGATCCAACTTGTACATCATATGCAATGTAGTGATCTGTTGTTAATGTTGCGCCATCTGGGCGAACTGAAATCCGATATGTAGCAGAGTTAGCATCTCTATTAGCAACTGTAATACAATTGATAATGGCCTGCTTTGATCCGCTTACTGTATATAAATTAAAATCTGTTGTTGCTGCTGGTGACTTTTGTCCCAGAATCTTGTATACCATTGCCATATTTTTATACCCCTACCATAAAGAATGAGTGTAATGATGCTCCTGCACCGCTTACCTGATTTATTGCTGAAATTCTTGCTGTACTGATATCAGCTAAAGCAGTTGCTCTATCTAATCCAATGTCTGCTAGTGATGCTACTCTTGCTGTTTCTAGAGATGCCGCCGATGTAGATCTTTTTGTTTCTAGTTCCGTAATTTTAGCTGCAGTTGCGGCGACAATATCATCGACACCTAACATATTTGCTAGCTCGGTCATAGCTTTAGCAAGATAAATCATATCTTGTGTTGTTGTTGCAGAGTTCGTCATTGAAGTCATCTTCGTCTTCATTGCGTTGATCTGAGTTGCTAGGCTATCATAAACTACGGTCATTTGTTATCTCCTTGATAAAGTATATCATATGTTCTTTTATATTCCTAGGTCCAATTCTAGGCTTACTATACGGGCATCAAAGCTGGCTACCTGAGAAGATAATGTTCCTAAAGAGTTTGTAACTGTTGTAGAAAAATTAGCATCATCTCCTAGAGCCGCCGCCAACTCATTTAAAGTATTTAAAGCTGTTGGGGCTGAGTCAACTAAATTAGCAAGCTGAGATAGAGGGACAAGGCCATTTGCGTCAAGTGTCGCTAGTCCGTCTGGATTGCCTACCAGGGTGTCTGGCACGTATGTCTGAGCGGCGGTAGAAGCAAGACCACTAACTGCTGTATCTACATATGTCTTTGTTGCAAGAGCAGTAGTATCGGCAATTCCATGAATATTTGTAGTGGCATTATTATGTGTTGTAATTGCTGAAGTTAAATCAGTTGCTAGAACGTTTGCAAATACTAGAGCAGAAAATGTTGCTACGCCATTACCTATCTTAAACTTATTAAGAGTTGTATCAATGCCAATTTCACCAGCTTGTAAGACTGGATTATATAGAGCCCAATTTGCCGTGGTGTCTCTGCGAAGTCTAAATGTTACATTTGTAGTTGTCATGCGGGATTAGCGTCTCCTCCATCATAACTTACTCCAGCTGCCGCTCCAGTTGAAACTACCGCACCATCATATGAATGAAGGTGATCAAATACTACTGCTGGATCTGTAAACAATGCCCATTTAGCACCATCCCATTTCCAACGAATTCCGTTGCTTGTGAATGTTTGATTTAATGTTGGGCTTAGGGGGAATATGGTAGCCATATTAGTATTATACCCTAGCTGCGTATGAAGGTACTGCTACCTGAGATTGTGTTTGTGAGATTAAGTAATATTGTCCAGCATCTAGGTAGTGTGCATATGAAGTGGCACTTCCTGGATTATTTGCAACAGATAGAACCTGTGTTGGTGCCCAGTACTGTGGTGTTTCTACAGGGGCAGGAAGGAATCCAGTAGCAATATATGTTGCCTTTGAATACTTACGATCAAATTGGTCATATAGGTACAATGCATCTTCTGTATATGTGCGACCATTCATATGACCTAGTGTGTCAAATGCCTTTGTTGCTGACTTAAAGTTCTTAATAGTAGTATATGTATTTGTTGCTGGATTATAGTATCCAAACCAGTAATCGAATGTAGATTCAGTTCCCTTATCTACCGCCGTCTTTCTTTCTCCTGAGATATAAACCTTGCCCTCATATGAGAACACAAATGTGCGGTCATAAGAGTTAGAAGGCTCTCCTGGCATCTTAGCAATAGCAGACCAAGTATTAGTTGATCCAGTCCACTTGTATGCAAGGTTTCCAAAATAATGTGTTGTAGGAACGTTTGATGTTTCTAGATAATGTGTTCCAAATGTGTAGACGTTTCCATCTCCTGGAGCGGCCATAAGAATATTCATTGTATTCAAAGCATCTGGGTAATTAGACTTTGCTGTCTGAGTAAATGATGCTGTAGCCATATCCTTTTGGATAAAGGTTGTATACATAGTCTGATTATGAGTTTGAACTCCGCCTGCTGAATTATATTGTCCTCCGCCTGCTATGTACATCTTGTTATTAGTATAGTCAAAGGCAAATGATGCACCTTTGTAGTTATTTGAATAAAGATCGACTGCTGCCATTGTTGTAGCATTTACGATCTTGCCTGCATAATATGCATCTGTGGCAACATTATATGTTGGATAAGACCAGACATAATCTGTTCCGCCAATATTTCTACAAGTTAAGGCATTAGTAAGTTGTACTGTTGGAGTTGTAGGAATTGTTGGGGTTGGTGTAGTATTTGTATTTGAAATCAATCCTGAAGATATTACGGCATTTGAATTTGTTGGCCAGTTGATGTACTGGTTATCTGAAACAAAAACAATCTTGGCCCAAGACTTGCTTGGGTTAAAGTTCCATGTTGTAGTAAATGAAGGGCTAACAAAAGATGAGTCGATTACATTTCCATCGCCATCTAGAATATTTATATAAGTAACATTAGTTGGAGCACCGTTAGTAAAATCAAGGCTGTATAGACCACCATTGACAAGCATGCCTACGTTTAGAATAAATATACGCTGCTTTGTTACTGCTGATGCTGATGGTGCTTTGAACGTCAAGTTACCGCCTAGGGCGGGCAAGGAGTTCTTAGATACCAAATCTAGTGTTACTGCCATTTTTTACTCCTTTTATCTATCTGTCCAGCTTAAAGTGCTCTCATCCCAAAATTTTGCAATTGGATTTGGATTTGGGCCTTCAGGAGATTCCCAAATAAAGTCTGAGTTTAAAACCCATGACTCGTAAGGCTTTGCTGATAAAAACTTGTTTATCTCTGCGTCGTATGTCATACCAATAGCGGCAACAGATGTGTCTTCTGTAACTTTTACAAAGAACTCTGAAATAGAGTTTATCTTGTCGTCGTCACAAATAATTATATTTTCAACTTTATTATTATTTAATATTGCATAAGTACTCATATTGTAAATGACCTCACAACTACTACCCCATTTGTTCCACCAAGACCAAGTGTACTTGATGTTGGGTGTCCGTTTGATGTTCCTTGACCACCAGAGCCATAGTGAACAGAATATCCATTATATCCAGAAACCCCATGTGATCCATTTGGAGTAGATCCATATCCGCCTCCGCCATACATTGCTGTTTGTCCTGAAAGAGTTGAAACAAATCCAGCTCCACCCCGACCGTCGTTTCCAGCTGTACCGTCGCCAACTGCTCCGCCGCCGCCTCCGCCTCTTGAGCCAGTTGAGTTTCCAGAGTGACCCTGACCTCCAGATCTTCCTCCTTCAAAACCTAAAGAGCCAGAAACATCTAATCCCATAGAAGCTGTTTGAACAACTCCACCAGGATTTGTTGGAGCGCTTGCGCCTGCACAACCTCCTCCAGAGTTTCCTCCAGATCTTCCTGCACGATTATTCCAGCCTCCGCCGCCTCCGCCGCCTAGTGCAAAAATGTTTCCGAAATAAGTTTTTGCTCCATCAAACCCAGGCTCAACTGCTGCAGGATTTGCTGAAGCGCCTGCGCCAATCTGAACTGATGTTGGTGAAGCACCATTCATTCCATAAAGCATAACGACATTGCCTCCGCCTCCGCCTCCGCCTCCGCCGTGGGCATCTCCATGACCTGCTCCTGAGCCTCCGCCTCCGCCAACTAGAATAACATTGACGAGATCTAGAGCTCCTGTAGGTCTAGTATAAGAACCAGAAGTTGTAATAATTTGTGGTGTTGCAGTAACTGCTGTTGAATAAGGATAAGAAGGAAGGCCAGCAGAAAAAACTGATGTCGGCTTTACTTTTATCTTAAAAAGTGAAACTAAATCTCCAGTTGCAGAAACTATATTAATACTAGTAAAAGAATGTGCTACGTTAACCATTTTATTAAGTGGAACACCTGTTGTTGTTGATCCAACAAAATATGCGTAACCAGTTTCTTGATTTGATGAATACACTCCGTAGTATCCCGCTGTACCACCTTGTGCCCAAGTTCTATTAAATGTCTCCATATATATGGATCCAACAAATGTCATATTTGGCATTCCGCCGCCGCCGCCTGATGCGGGAACTGTATTAAACCCTGGCATTATGCATCTACCTCCGAACCAAATAGATTAAACGCTATTGCTGTTGATGCTCCATAAACTTCTACGATATCTCCTGTACCTAGGGTCATTGAAAGTTGAAGGGCTTGTGATACTCCGCCAGCTGCTGCTGTATCATATACAAGAATTTGCTTGTTGTCTGCGGCTGCTCCTGCTACTCTTACTCTTACTCTATATAGAATATCGTCTGATGTAAGGTTAGCTACTGTTAGTGATGAACAGATAGCCTGCTTTCCTGAAGGAACAGCGTAAATCTGTGTGTATGTTGCGTTTGCTGATGGAACTACTTGTCCCAGTACCTTGTAATTAATTGCCATTTTATATCATGCTCCCTATGAATAGTACGTTAAAACTTGTTGACGCTGAATTTATTTGATTCATTGTCGTTGTACCTAATGTTGTAATATTGCTAATTGCTGTTGCTCTTTCTGCTACTACGTCTGCCACCGCTCCGACTCGTGCAGTTTCCATCGATGCAAGAGAGGCAACTTTCTTTGTTTCAAGATCTGCAATTTTATCTGCAGTTGCTGTAACAATGTCATTTACGCCAAGCATTCCACCTAATGTGTCTAATGCTGATGCTAAATAAACTAAATCCTGTGCGCTATAAGTTGTGTGACCAATTGATGCTGCAATCTCAGATTTAATAGCGGTAATTTCTGTGGCTAACGAGGTATAGTCTGGCATTTTACATTGTCTCCATTCTGTTCATCCTTAAAGCCATAGCAACTTTTTCATAAGTTTTCTGCCAACCGCTTTTGGTGTATTGCTCAAGTGTATCATGAGTTGTATTAAAATACAGGTCTCCAATACTAGCATTTTGTGGTCTTTCTTGTACTGTGCCTACTGGTATTGTTGCTCCCCCGCCCCCGCCTGCGAGAGCTACTGATGCTGAAGCTGCTTTACGAATTCCCATTAAAGTTCTACCCCCGATATGTGAAAGTTTACAGAAGTTGAAGATGCAAAACCTTTTATAGTTTGCGTGGTAGAAAGAACTGTCTTGGTATCCATAACAAGGGTATCGTTTGCGCCAACTGTTACTCCAGAAAGGTATGCAACGTCATTAAATAAAATTGAGGCGGTAATTGCTACAGCAGTTGTATTGGTAATTGAAATATTAGTTACTATATTAGTCTTGCTTGCTGGAACAGTATATAGCGTTGCTGAGGAAGTGGCTGCTGCTGCCCTTACAAATTGTTTTGCTACATTTGCCATATTATCTCCTAGTACGCTCCCATTATTATACCAATTTCTGTGTCATAAACAGAGTTTGTGATATTAGTAATAAAATTAGCATCGTCGCCTACGGCTGCTGCTAATTCATTTAGGGTATTCAGCACTGCTGGAGCCCCATCAATTATATTTCCTAGCTGGGAGATAGGAACATTTCCAGTTGCATCTAGCGTTGCTATTCCATCTGGGTTACCGACCAAAGAATCTGGCACATAAGTTTCTGCGGCGGTTGAGGAGAGCGCTGAGACTGCATTATCTACATATGTCTGAGATGCAATTAATGCGGTATTTACTGATATTGCTTTTGTAGTTGTATTGTAAGAAAGACCTGATCCTACTGCATTTCCAACGGCATCTTTTGCATTTGTATCGGTATAAGGGTTTACCCATGTAACTGCATAGTCTGCGTTTGAAGATTTAGCTGCAATCTGACCAGTGGTTCCGCCTGCTGCTACTCCTGGACCAACAGGTCCGACGGGGCCAAAAGATATTTCTACCCAGAATGTTCCATCATAAGTATAGAAGTGAGGATCAACGTTGTTGTACCAAAGATCACCCTCTTTAGGAGAAGGTGTTGTTGGTGCTGTAGTTCCTATTGATACCGCAGATCCTGATGAACCTGCTCCAACTTCAATCCAACCAGTATTAGTATAAACTCTTACTTTGTTAGTAACGCTATTTAAATATAGGTCACCGATTCTTGGATTTGCTGGGTCAGTCGCTAAACTGACTGTATTTAAGGAGACTAATCTTTTTACAGACATTTATCTCTCCTTAACCAGTGATTACGACTCTGTATGCTCCAGCGGTTGGTGCGGCTGCAAATGTTAATGTTACCACGTTAACTGATGTATGGTCAACATCTACTTCAACTTCTCCATATGGAGCAGAGTTTGCATATACTGCTACTGTTACATCCCGTGTTCCGAGATTGTGTGTTGCTGTGAATGTATATGGTGCAACTTCTGTTGTTGTGATATCAGACTTCCACTTACGCACAATCTCATGATAGTTAGTTCCATCATTTGTAAGTGTCCATTGATCATTTGTCTCATTCCATAGAACTTCTACGTCAGCAGCTGCTCCACGCTCTACTCTAATACCAGCATCTACTGTTGGATTTCCAGTAAAGTCGGTGTTAAGGTTAATCTTGTTATCAACAATATTTACCTGAGTGGTATTTACTGAGTTAATTGTTCCAGTTACGTTTAAGTTACCGCCAACTGTAAGGTTGTTAGTAATTGTTACGTCATCTGGCAAACCAATTGTAATTGCTGCTGTTTCTCCACCTGAACCAGCTACTGTAATCTCATTTGCTGTTCCAGCAACTGTTGAGATATAAGCTCCAGTTGTGTCATCTCCGAGGGCTACGGAGTTTGGCTGGATTGTCGTTGAGATATTGATACTTGCTAGGTTTGTTACTGTAGCTGTACCAACTACATCTCCAGAAAGTTGTACATCAAAGTCGGCAACATCAAAGTTTAGCTTTGCTGCTGTGTCATCATATGTAACTACGATTCCATTTTCAGTGTTTGGTGCGACAATCATGTCTCCAACAATGTCTTGTACTCGCTCAGCGTTTAATGTTATATTTCCTGCTGTGGCTGTAAAGTCTGTTGAATCAAAAGAAGCAATACCCTTGTTTGATGAGGTTGCGTCTTCTCCAGTTACCGTAATTGATGTTCCAGTGTGTGTTACATCTACGCCTTCTCCACCGAGAATTGAAATTCCGTGGGCTGAAGGGGTAAGAGCTCCAGTATCAGTTGTAATTGTCTTAACAACTGTATCTTCTAGTTCTACATGTCCTTCTGTTGTATTAAAGTCATCTGTGTTAAAAGATGCAATACCCTTATTAGTGGTAGAAGCGTCTTCTCCTGCTACTGTAATTGTATGAAGAGTTCCATCTGTTGCATAAGTGGTGTCAATTCCTTCTCCACCAACAAATTTTACTGTGTCTGTTAAAAGGTCAAGCTTATATCCACCATGTGCATTATCTGCACCAAGATCTAGCTGTGTTGCAAGAGCTACTGTTCCCGCTGCAGTCAAGCGACCTTGTGCGTCAACTGTAAATGTTGGAATAGCTGTTGATGACCCATATGAACCAGGTGTTACCGCTGTGTCATTAAGTCTAAGAGTTGTTGTTCCTGCTGTATCGTTGTATGTAGATGTTAACGCTGTGCCAGCAAGTACGGATGCTCCAATAATATCTTGAACAACTTCTGTTGATCCAGACATTGGCATCCATGGGCCATCTGGTGCAGACAGTCCATTGTAGTAGTACATCGTTGAGTTTGATGTGTCGTAATAAATTTGTCCAGATACTGGGCTAGATGGTGCTGCACCCAAGTTCTGAATTCTAGCGTTTAGGAGCTCATTTTTATTGAGATCGACGCTGACTAAAAATTTTCTTGCCATTTTCTTTCTCCCTTATGACAGATGTGCTGTCCCTGAAAACGGTTGTGCCATAGTCAGTGTTATTTGATTAATACTATTATAGTCTATTCCTGTTTCTAATATGTCGCCTGCGCTAGATTTAACTGTTACGTTTGGGCTAAAACCTAGATTGTGATTAATTACTACCTGATAGACTCCATTTACTGGACCTGTTACTTGAGATAGCTCCCATGTATGCGTTAGTGCTATTTGCTTATCTAGTATAAAGCTTTGGGCTCTATTCCAAGTATTAGTCTGAGAAGCTTTTGGCCCCCAGAATCTTGTTGTTGTTGTATCAAAGTAAAAATCCCCAGGTACTCCTAGGGTATTGGCTGGATCTCCCGTTCCGCTGATAATTGTACGACCTGGTGCTCCAGATGCTCTTACTACAACGAGTGGGTTATTTTCGGTTACTATTAAGCGTGTTGCCATTATATTGTCACTGACCTACTTAAGGTCATGTACCCTTCTAGCAATCTTGTCTTGTTAACGCTTGGGTCTATTAGAACTAGATCGTATGCTGATTTTGGATAAAACATTTTATTTGTTCTGTCTGCTGATATTGAAATTTGAAGCTTACCTAGGGTTGGGTTAATTACTATACCGTCATTTTCTACAAGGGTGAATGCTAATTTTTTTCCGCCTTGTGTATCTCTTACTTGAAGTTTTGCGGTGTGAAAATGTAATTGAATTGGCACCTGGTCTTCATCAAGATACTGAACCTCAAATGTAAAGGTTGTATTTTGATCTACTTCGAAATTTTTTTGCGCTGCCACATTTACCCCTAAATTAGAAAAGCCCTTATGGATATTTTACCATAAGGGCACTCCTAATCGATATTAAATTTTTACTTCTTTGTAAAGCCAAATGCTGGCTCGTTAGAATTAAGTGCTTTTAGAATAACTGGCAGACATGCTGCGATTCCGCCCTTGAGTAAGTCTCCTGGGTCAGTGTTTCCAGTCATGTAAAGAGCGATAGCTGCACCCAAAAAGTGACGACCATAGCTTGCCAACGCTGCGAGATATTTCTCTTGCATAGTTACTTTCCCATCATTGTTTAGATCTTGTTTCATTAGATCCTCCTATTTCTGGGCCGTGTGCCCAGGAATTTGGGTTTTACCCCAATTACATTGTACTACTTTTAACTAGAAATGTCTACTAGCTCACAATTTCCGTCTGAACTGCAGGCAAGGGTAGCATTAGTAGATGTGCCATCTTCTGTCTCGTAGAAAGATAAATCTTCCCAACGAATATCCTTTGGCATTCTTGCAACAAGTGCATCGTATTCTGCTTTGTCTACTTCTTGGTAAGGTGCTTGCTTGTATGAGTGATCTGAATGCGGCAAGAATGAAATTCCAGATACCTCATCAAAATTCTTATATACCCAAGCTCCTACATCCATCCATTCGTCTTCCTTTACAGAAACCGTAATTGATGGCTTATGCTCACACCATGCACGTTGGTAAACCAACCAAATGTTTAGGTGCTCAATAGCAGTAAGATCATTTCTAACAATTGCACCCTCTGGTGCCTTTACTGGGAATGAGAATACGTATGTATCGTTTGGCTTCATTACATCATCTTCTACTGGAATCCCCACCTCTTTAAGGAAGGTAGAAATTGGATCTCCCTTTGAACCACGAACAGTTCTAATATAATATGGAGAATGCCAAGCATGCATTCCTGAAGATACCCCGACCAATTGAGATACTGTTCCAGAAGGCTTTACACAAGTAATAGCGGCAGACTCAGGAATCCCAATTTTCCCAGCCTCTTCTTTATTCTTTGCTCTTGCTGCTTCTCTAAGAGTCATCAAGAATGACTCTAGTGCAACCAAATCTTGTTTGCCTGACATAAACTTATGCCCAAACTGTCCAGTCAAAGAAACTCCTAGCAGGCGTTCCTCTTCTGTGTTATCTTTCCAAATCTTACGTAGATACTTAAAGTCTGTAAGAGTAGACTGCCAGGTTCCAAGAATAGTTGCTAGTTCTACTTTGCGTTCGATATCTTTCTTTGTATCATTTTCACGTAGTACGACTTCTGAAAGATTACAAAACTGGTAAGGACGTAAAATAATCTCTGAGCACGGGTTAGTTCCGTAGTGTATATCTGGATCTCTTCTTCCATACTTGGCTGCTTGGGCTTGAGCTGCGGCCACATTGTATATACCTCGTTCTCCTGATTTTGAATCATATAGAGATTTCCATTCTGCAATAAACTGCTCCATCTCTGGCTTGCGTGAATACGCAACAGAGTTATTAGACAGGGCACGTTGTGGGCTTGCTTCCCACCAGTTACCTGACTTTGCCTGTGCCATTTCAATATCATTAATATTAGAAAGAGAAATCATTGCTGAGCGACGAACTCCTCCAACAACAACTACTTCACCAATCTTGCACATAATGTCGTGGCATTCGATTGGCTTTAGGTTTCTTCCTGTAGCATTCTTAAACTTTGCAATTGTAAAATCAAACAAGTTAATAAGTGGCTGTGGGCCTGAAGATCTTCCACCCATTGTCTTAAGTCTTGCTCCTGCTGGTCTTACCTTAGAAACATCAATTGCTGGAATCTGTCCAGACCAAAGTAGTGCTAGTAACTCACGGTATGCTTTAGCCCAACCCTGTTTTGAGTCTTCTACTGTAATAACCGTAGTTGACTTTTCTAAAGTTTCTGGAACGGCAGGAAGTTTATTGATGTACTTATACTCAACAGAGAATCCTACACCTGTACCGCACATAAGGATATACATGGTTTCATCAAATGAACGTGGGGAATCAACTGGTAAGAAAGCACAGTTATATCCAGCTACATTATCTCTTTCCAATGCGGCTCCTGAAGTCATAACAGAACGCATTGATGGCATAACATTTCGTTCAAATACGAACTCTTTTAATTCCGCAACAAGCTTCTCATTTGGAATATAATTATGGTTCTTTTCTAGATGGCCAAGCATAAAGTTAAAATATCTATCTACTGTTTCGCCCCAAGTCTCACGGCGATTATCTTCTGATATCCATCTTGCATATCTTGATAACGCAATGAAATTTTCGTACGGGTTTGCAATAGTCTTAGACATTTTATAATACCTTTTTCTCCGCCTAGCGGTTAAGTTAAATTTAGTGTGAAGATCCTATTCTACCAAACAACTATTCATATGGGAAGCAGTAAAAAATATTTATAGTCTTTATTTTAAAATATTATTGGTCAACTATACACTTATACTTGATACTTATCCTGGTTGACTGGCTTGACAGGTTTATAGAATTAATGTTATGCTTAGAGTTCGTTATCTCTAGAGGAGGAAATGCCAATGGAGAAAGTAAAACAACGTTTGAGCGAAGTTGCCAATAGTTGGTCGTATATAGTAGTAATAGTATTATTTCTATTTACGGTTCAGCCAGGACCAACAGCGACTCAAGCTTTGCAGGTAGAAACACCTGTGAAATCAACAGTACAACTAAAGAAAGAAACCTTAGAGAAGTACAGCAATACTGTATACAAGCCTTCTGAGACGCTAACAGACGAAGAACTAAAAGAACTTCTATCAGCTGTTGGTTTTGAAGGAAAAGCCCTTAAACAGGCTTGGGCTATTGTTAAGGCAGAGTCTAACGCAAGACCTATGGCTTACAATGGTAACAGGAAAACTGGAGACAGTTCCTACGGAATTTTTCAGATTAATATGTTGGGTGAACTCGGCATTGATCGTAAAGAAAAATTTGATCTAAAGTCAAACATTTTATTGTTTGACCCAGTAATAAACGCAGAGATAACGTATTACATGACTAAAGGCGGCACTGATTGGTCATCGTGGTCTTCCCTAAATGGGGCAAGGCACAAAGAGTTCCTAGCGGAATTCAAACATTAGAAAGGAAGGTACATGAAGATACAATACGTGTCTAAGTACCTTTCTCTTTCGGGAGAGGGCCTTGTTCCAGAGCTATTATGCCCAATGGATCAAGGCTCTCTTTATCCCAATCAGGACTTTGAAGAGAACATATTTTTATATTGCCTAACTTGCTCATACAAGAAAACAATCGGAATTGTCGACTATAATAATCTTGTAGCATTAGTAGAAAAGATCATCAATGAATAAAGAGCCCGAAAAAAGTGCGCCGAAAATAGAACAGCCATTTGCAACATATGAGTTTGAATCAACAGCTTTATTAGAAACTGACGCTATGGGGCGTGAGAAATTTTGGGAAGACTTAGGAAGAGAAAATGACTGAAGAGACAAAGCCATCTGAGAACCTAGAAGACAATCTGCCTATGGTCAATTATATTATGCTTCACCGCATCTATGACATGATGACTATTATGGCAAATAAAGCGGACCCTGAGAAAACAGCTAAAATGATTGAATACCATGAACAAGGATATCTCCTTGGACCTGGACCATCTTTTACTCCACCAGAATAAGTCAACTAGAATGCTTGACATAGAAAATAACCTGTATTACAATTAAGATGTGTAGGTGATGGCGGCAACGTCTCCCTATATAATGTATAGCAATATACTAGAAAAGCCCATTCGGATCCGCCTCTGAATGGGATTTTTTCTTTTTATAGATAGATATATATAATACGGGCAATATGGACATATAGTGCAATAAGTGCGAAAAAAGTGCTTCGGCGAAAGAAGAGCCATATTGTCATCTATGATCATTTTCAGAATATGCCTTATAAGCCCTGTAACAGGGTTCTAAGCCCTTAACGGGTCATAATTGGTATCTCCGATAATAAGACCCCAGAAAAGGGCGGGAGAAAAAAGATGAGCTATTTAATCTGTATTACAATACCCAGTACATAGGTAGCTATTAGGACCAATGGAAGTAATATAAGGATTCTATATCTCTTCATGATCTATATCTTCATCTAGGTCAAAATCAAAGAAGTCTTCTTGTTGTCCCGCCCAATTTAAAAATTTAGACATAGCTACACCTGAGAAGACTGCTGTCGCAGTTAGCGTAATTAAAGCAAATATCTTCTTCATAATAATATTATACCATAATCCTAGTCAACTACAATATTCAATGCATGATCTGAACAGTAATAGATCATCTTACCTTCTAGCGTTAGCTTAGAAGTATATGATAATTTATCACAGTATGTACAAAAGTTCATTTCTACCCTGCCTTCCGCATTTTTCTTATATGTGTTCTAGCTCTGTGGCAATTAGAACATACTACTTCACATTTGGCTATTTCTTCATCGATTCGTTTCTTAGATAACGTATTGATTAGTTCCGCCACGTTTGCATGCTTTTGTCCACGAACATGATCAAAGTCCATCATATAGTATGGATAGGATATCTTACAATCCATACATGGGTTCTTTTCTTTTACTTCTTTTAAATAACGTGCCAGATGTTCTTTTTGTTTCTTGATCGATATCTTCTCTGGAGACATAAGACAATTATATAACATCTTATATCTAATTTGAGAGAATATTTAGCCTTGGTAAACTATAGATGTATCAATTAGAGTTATATCACGAGATACTATATACCCGCCTGTTTGATCCAGAAATTGTTTTGCTGATGCTTGATCAGCTGCTAATACTTGTACAATCATTTCTACCTTGTAAGTAAAACATGAGCTTTGGTTTGACATATTAATCCTAGTCGACTGCTTTATCATATTCTACTAAATGTTAATAAAATATTTTTTTAGACTTATAGCCTTTATATTTGTTTTTATTTTTTTAATGATAACTTCCAGAATTTAAGCATACAACCCCTATACCCCTTTTATGATTTCTAAAAGAGAACCCCGAAATGATCGGAGTATAAATCCGCCATTCATCGGTTGAACCTATAGTAGGCCTAGCTATTATCTGAAAGTAATTGTATAATACAACTTCCGTCATCATCGCACTTGGAGTTTAACCCCTTGATATTATCTCCGAAAACTGTCCAAGGTTTACAGTATAGCATTTGGTATTTTCGCAAGTCAATGGATCCAAGGAAATTCTTTTTCCCGCCCCCCTTTTTGAAATTTGAGAAAATGTTAATATATTTTTAATTTGTATGATACACACTATTATAAATGTCCGTTTTGTCCGATAGTGCGCCCATAGGCTTATCGGGCTGAGCGTGAGTGTGATGCGACTCACAAAAGTTTTTTACCGACACGCCCGAGAAACGGGCATAAATGTCAGTCCCCCCTGCTAGAATAAATATATAAAGAAAAACAAGCGGTAAAGAA